CTTTCCTCTTCTAAGTTATCTTCTTTGCTAGATGCATGAGGAATTGTATCTTCATTGCAGTTAATCATAAAGACATTCTTAAATTCCATTCCCTTAACCCCATGATAAATTCATAGGCTATTTTTTAAATGTAGATATAGTGGGGATTCTTAAGTATTCTGATTTATATTCTATTAGTTCATTCCATTCACGTACGATTATATCTATAGTATATCCAAACTAAAATGGAATTACAATTTATATATAGGAAAAACTTTCCATAACACAGAAAGGAAAGCAGTAACTAAGATTTTACTCCTAACTACTGCCTTCTAAGGTTAACTGGTTTATGTTTTTTACATTATACTAAAACTTAATAATTTACACAATGCAACTTTTACCATAAGTCTAATATATTCGAGCAACAAAAAAGAACTTAGTATAATTTATACTAAGTTCTCTTATTATTACTTAATCTATTCCCTCTTACTCACTATCTATTTTGATTAAAGTTTTGTTTATTATAAACATAAAAAGAAATTTTTTACCACTTTACATCTAATACAAACTATAGAAATTAAATGTAAATTATATTATAATTGATATATATACAAATAATTGTAAAATTAAAAAAATACAAAAACAATGCAAAATTTATTAATATTAAATTAGGGGGAGAATTAGATGAAAAAATTTATAGGAATGTCCATAATAGGGCTAGGAATTATATCTTGTTTAATGTTTTTTGTGGCAGGAATTGATTTAGGAGATGCAGGTGAAAAAATGACTTCACTAAGATCACAAGCAGGAACATCTTTAGCTGAAGAATATTATCAAAATGTTGGGTATGCAACTAAAGCATCAGGTAAATTATGTTTTGGACTTGGTTTATGTAGTCTCGGTATTAATTTAGGATTAGGTATTAAGTATATAAAAGAAAATGAATTATTAAGTATAGTCAATCAACAATTACCTATGTAATTTAAATTTATGAAAGAAGAGTGTATTTATTATGAATAATAAAAAATCTAAAAAGAAAACCATAGGTATAGTAGTAACATTTATAGTTATTACCTTAGTCTTAATATCAGGAGTTGGCTATTTTTATTATGGAATAGGAATGTCAGATGATAATAAAATCATGGCATTAAGAAAGAATGTTGAGAAAAGAGAATATAATAAAGCTAGGGAAATTAATGATAGATATTTTAAAGGCAAAGACCAAGCCAGCAAAGCATATCACCAGCTTAACGATGGTCTGATTGATATTTGTGAAAAAACAAAAAGTACAACTTTCCAACAAGCTTTTGATTCACTAGAAAAATAATAAACAAGCTCCCTTAGGAGCTTATTTTCATTTCAATAACATTGTTATTTATTACATTATCCCATATGTGTTCATTTAAACGTAATAGTAACTGCTCCAATAACAGCAACTATTAATGCCCCAACTATTGTTCTCCACAGCCATGTACTATTGTTTTCTAATTTAGTAACCCTATCAGCCAAATTCTTAACATCTACTTCTAGTAATGTCTCGATCTTGGTTAGTCTTTGCAAAATAGATTGTACTGTTCCTTCATCCATGTAATCAGCTCCTTTCATCGAAATTATCTAATCTTCTATTTTCTTTAATCTAATTCCTTTAGCCCCTTTTTGGGTTGCTATTAATCTCCAACTAAATTTTAAGTTAGGTTCTCCACATACTAAAAAAGAGTCCAAGCTTATTTCTTGCACCCATATATCTCCCTTGCCGTATTTAGTTAAAAATACATCATATTCGTCTGTTTCTATGCATTCTTTAAACAAAGATTCTATAGTTATTAAGCATTCACCATTTTCATTTAATTGTCCTCTACCTACATCTTCATTCATTACTCTTGGAGTTTCTAATGAGTTTATTCCTACTTTCCCTTGGCTTGTTTCTATAACCCTGTGTTTGTCAGCACTCATAACATCCAATGCATTACACGTTATTTTACCAGCAATATGTACATTACCATTATTGTCAATACTCATATTAGCTCCACCGCCACCTTCAGGAGTAAACCAAAGATAATCTCCTTCTAGTATAATAGTCTTGTTGCTTCCTCTTAAAGCATTGTTCAAATATACGTTATTTAAATATACGTTATTTAAATATACATCACTTGTAAATTCGGTAGCAGTACGAAAAGTTATTGGATGTCTAGTTGTTCCTAGCGTGTTGTAGTAATCAAAATCTATATAGGACAATTTATGTATTTTATCAGTATCTAAATAGCTTAAACTCATATAGCTATTTAAATCATTCCACATAGAAATAGAAGCTTTGTCTGTTGTATCTGTTGATAATGACCCCACAGAGCCTACATAAACCCCATTATTTTTCCAATCAAAAACCTGTACCTCATTGCTAGAAATTTCAATAGCCTTAACTCCATCATTATAAAAAGATGCTCCACCAGTACCACTAAGGTCTATTTTAAGACTACCATCTGCATTTTTAATTAAAACAGAACTTAAAACTCCAGTATCCATAAAATTAGCAACAACATGTCCATCCATAGTTATAGCTGTTTCAAAATTTCCATAATAGCCTGTACTACTATATCCCAATCCATTAATATTAAATCTCCAACATCTAGTCATCGTATTAATATCCTTGGTATTTCCAATAATAATCTCATTAGGTCTTACTATTACACAACTATCCTTTAATCCAGATTTTATTAATGCACTAGCAAATTCTTTAGCTTTTTCTAAATTACTATCTGCTGTAACTTCCATCTGTTGCACTTGTTTAACTAATTGTTGAATACTCATAGGTTGTTGTAAAGCATAATTACTTAATATAAGTTCTTTAACTTTTTGTGTAAGTATATCAAATTTCTTATCAATTACTCTAACTTTTATATCTGTTTTTAATTCTGGAATATAAACTCTTATAGTGTCGCCAATACTTACTCTTTCTGCTTGGACATAGTTTTTATATTCCTCTGTTTGTTCCAATTGTACAAAACTTATAATATAACTAGCCTTAATTTTATCTACATCATTTTTACTAAATTCCAACGCAACTCTTCTATCTAATTCTACTTGTGCTTGAGCTAATGTATCAAAGTACATAGATTCAGTATCTTCATTTTCATTTGTATTATCATCTCTAACCTTTACATCATCGTATGTAAACTCTCCAAAATAAGGTTTAGCGTAGTTATTTTTCAAAGGACTATCTATCCACTTTCCTCTTATCCCATTAAAGCCTACTCCCCTACCTTTGGTAACTAAAGAGTCTAGATTAGTATTTGCTTCAAACCCTTTAAGATTCTTTTTATGTATTATAGTTACTCCATTATCTTGACCGATTTGTTTATTTATTGTTAAAGTGTATCCCCTTCTTAATGTTTCTCCACCCCATCTATTTATAAAACTTTGATCGCAATCATATAATGCATGGTACAAATCTGTATTTTGGTAATAGGCTGTTTTAATATCACTTATATTGCTCATGACTGATATTTCTTTTGGTTTATTATCAGTGTTGGATTTATCTAAAAGCCATTGCAATGACGCTAGACCATTCTTATTTTCAACTTTAACATCATCTAAAAAATAATTCTTTAATGTATCTGATATGGTTATTTGCTGTGCTACTACTGTAATTCTTCTTGTTGTAGAATTTACTTTTACTATTCTAAATATTTCATATCCGTAATCCTCTTGAACTTTTACTATTGCTTCTTTTTCTATATAATCAGTTACTTTATTTTCAGTGTCTATAACATATTCAGAATCTAATATATAGTTTCCTGTAGTTATACTTTCATCTGTTTCACAATTTACTAAAAAGTTATCTAATATGGCTAATCCATTAGTAGTAAGCACTTCTTCCATAGTTGCATCCTTGCTATATATACTCATCTTAATCTTTTTATTCAATTAATAACCTCCTTCCTAAAAAAATAAGACGATGCATTTTGCACCATCCTATCTATATAAATTTGTAAAAGATACACTAATATCCTTACAAGTTCCAACATAACTAATTGCATTTTCTCCAACCTCAAGTAAAGGAAAATCACCAAACATTTTGTTCATTAAACTTCGTCCATTTTCATCAACACAAGTCATTAATTTACTATCTATAATAATCTTCTCTACTGTGCTAATATCATTAAATGTTGTAGTTTCATCATTAATGGTTAACTGCATATTTGTAGTAGGTCTATAAATAATTATTGTAGGCTCTGCTTTAAAACTACCTACATTCTGAAATACTTTAGTGTTTCCAGTATCATATGCCATAGAATTAAAGTAAATAATTTTAGGAGCTATATCTTCCATAAATGGTTCACATAAAAATGTAACATCAAATTCTCCATACATTCCCATCTCCTTTTTTATATCTCCGATTCTAACTTTTTTAACTCTCCAACACCTATCTCTTCTTTCAAAATACATTCTATTATCAGTTACATTTTGTAACCAATCTTCTATATCATCCATTCTATTCCACATATATTCAACATCTACTAATCTTAGTTTCATAGTTATACTTCTATCTCCATATGTACCTTTATTAATAATCAAGCTACCACTTCTACCTTCAACTTGTATGGATTCATAATCTTCATTAAGCCTAGAAATAGAAGGATATTCTGCTATAACTAGATGAAACATCGAACTAAACTTCCTATTAAAAAATAATTCATGAGTGCCGTAATAAATACTGTGTTCGTCTGTACTAAATACATTTATATTCATAAATATCCTCCTTCCTAATAACCTAATACTGGATTTCTTCCAATGTTGTATTCTTTAAATTCATTTTGGTATTTTGCTTGTGCTCTAGCAACTTCTTTTCCATCCATCTCAATAACAATTTTACTTATTTCTTCTCTTATAACTTGTGCTACTGTATTTCTTAATAATTCATCTGGAAGCACCCATTCTTTTTGTTTACCTTGCCCTTTATATTTATCTCCAACAACTGTATTTCCACCTAATAATGTGGGTTCGTCAAATACTCCCCCAGTATAGAGATAATCTATTTTTCCTAGATTCACGCCAAAATGCTGTCCTCCAATACCTGGAACAAAACTAGGAATATCAACACTAATTGAATTAAGTCCATCTATTGCCATGTTAATAAGTCCAATAACTGCGTTTAATGGAGCTTTAACAACAGCTTCTAATCCATCCATTATTCCACCAAATATCTCCACGACACCTTGCCAAGCTCTACTCCAGTCCCCTGTAAATACACCAGCTACAAAATCTATAACTCCACCGAATACTTCTTTTATGGCATTCCATATGTTACTTACATTCGTTAATAGAGCATTTAAATATTCTCCAAATATCCCAAAGCTATTACTCCAATCTGTTGTAAAAATACCAGTTAGAAAATCATCAAATTCTTTAAACTTATTAGTTATCCAATTAAATACATCTGTTACTCCATTTCTAAACCATTCACATTTGTCCCATAATAGTTTTATAGCTATTATTAAAGAACCTATAATTAATATTATTTTAGTAATAGGATTTAAGTTCATAACAAAGTTTAATGCTGCTTGTGCAATTTTCAATGCATTAGTTGCGATTGTACTAGCCATTGTTGCAATTTTGTGAGCTGTCAATTTAATTACACTTGCCGCCGATTGTATAGCTTGTTTTCCAAGTTCAACTGCACTTTTACCAACATTTAAAGCAAATGTTCCTGCCGCCTTTGCCCCATTAGTCATTGCACTTCCAACTTTACTCAAATTGGTTACTGCCCCCGAACAAGTAGTTTTTAACTTATTAAAATTTTTATCTAAATTAGCTACAAACTTTACTGTACCACCTATACCACTACTTAACTTACTTATTACTGTCAATACAGGCCCGATTGCTATAGCAAATGCTCCAAATTTTAATATGCTTTGTTGTGTGCCTTGGTCTAAACCTCCAAACTTTTGTAATAAATCATTCATTTTAGCTATTACTGGTGTAAAAACAGGCAACAAATTCTGACCAAAAGTTGCACTCAATTCTTTTAAACTTTCTGTAAATATTCTTTGTTGGTTTGCCGCACCATCACTTGTACGTGCAAAATCCCCTTGTGCATTTTTAGTTTTATCCATTACATAAGCATATCTTAATTGAACTTGCTCAGATTGTGTCATTTGTTCTACGGTCTTCTTCATTCCTTTTTGCCTAGCAAACTCATTAAGATTTTGTTGCGTCATAACTATCCCTAATTGTTTTAAACTTTCTGTTTCTCCTGTAAATATACTGGTTAATGCTGTGTCAGCTACATCAATCTTTATGTTTTTAAATGATGACAAATCTCCTCCTAAGCCAACTAAACTTTCCGCCATACTACTTGCTTGGGTTGTATTTAGTCCCATAGCCGTTGCCATATCTCCATATTTAGCCGCCATATCCAGAGCTGTTCCGCCAGCGATTCCATAATTTTTCAAAGTAGTTTTTGACCAATCTTGAATTTCATTTGCATTATTTCCAAAAGCAACATCGACTTTATTTAAACTTTCTGTATAATCACTTGCAAATTTAAATGCCGCTGTTCCCGCCGCAACTAAAGGAGTTGTAATTCCTAAAGTTAATGTTTTCCCTGTTTTAGATAAAGTATTTCCTAATCCACCAAGAATCTTATCTAACTTTCCAGTTTTACTCTCCATATTCTCAAGGCTTTTACCAGCATTATTAACATCCTTAGACATATTTTTAAGACTTGTAACAACCTTGTCAGTATCAACATTTATACTACCCTGCAATTTAAATATATCAGCCATTTATCTGTATCATCTCCTTTCTTGAAGATAAAAAAAAGATGTACAGAAATTTGTACATCTACTAACTCTTATTTTTTATTCCTAATTTCAATAGCTTCTTATCTTCTTCTATTCTCTTCTTTAACTCATCTGATTTAATAGTTCTATTTCTAAGTTTACTGCTATTGTATAACTCTTCCTTTACTTGAAAATAACTTTTTCTTTCTTCAGCCATAATACTTATTGCTAAATATAATTGGTATTTTCTATTATCATAAAATTGATTTATTGTAGATTCTACTATGTCTACAACTTCTTCTCCATCCAATTTTTGCATCTCGAAATATATCCCTTTATCGATTAAAATTCCAACAAAATCATCGTAATTCTTTTCTATTTCGAGATAAAAGAAAAAACCTTTTGAAAGCTCTCACTTTTTATAATTCCTATAATCATAGGTATAAGTTCTTCACCTAATTCTGGATTATTTTTTAATTCTTCTGCATTTTCTTTATATACTTCTGCCAACAACTTAAATATTTCGTTTTCTGCTGAATCTATATGTTCTATAATTAAGTAGACCACTTCAAATACTAAATTTTCTTGCTTAGTTTGTAATTGATCATACTTTTTTTCTAATTCTTTATCTTTATCAAAAACTTTTTGTATATTTTCCTTTGTATATTCCTTATCCTTTAATTTTGCCAACAGTTCTGTATTTGTACTTTGGTACTTTTTCTGTAAACTAGATAACTCTCCAAATAATCTAATTAAATCATCCTTTATATTTAGCTTTTTTATAATTCTTACACCTGTAAATATTTGTTTTCCATTTAGCAATACCTTTTTATTTTCCATCTATAATCATCCTCTCTTATTCTTAATATAAAAATAGACTAGGTTATTAGCCTAGCCTTTAACTATGGAGTTACTACAGTTGGTTTAGGAATATAAATTTCAACGGGAGCAGATGTGTCAGTCGGAGAACTTATGCAAGCAGTAAACTTCACTTTTACCACGGCTTCTTCTTTGTCCTTCGAATCGATACTCATTCCGTTTTCGTTGTAACAATTCTTTAATACTATAATAAATTGTTCACTTCCTTTTTTTGCAACCATAAGTAATGTTCCATAAGCACTTTCTGGTATAATTCCAGTTTTAGAAATATATTTATCATATTTAGTGGAAGTAGTAGTCCCTTTCTCGTATAGACTCATTTCTAAAAGCTCTTTATTTACGATTAATACTTCACCTTCTACCTCCCCACCTGCACTTAGAACTCTTTGAAAGTTCTTAATGGGTCTATCAAGAGACCCTGCGAATGGAATATCTCTAACTTTTCTTGTTTCTTTAAACTTTACTCCTCCATCACTTAAACCCAACATATATTTATCCAAATTATCTAATACAGTATCTATATTAGTTAAATCTATATCTTTTCCATAGTACAAACTTGCTTGGTCAAACACTACTTCTTCTGGTTTAATTTCCATATAATCAGTCCTTTCTTTGTATAAAATTTTGCATAAAAAATAGCCACCTAATTAAGGCAACTAATAAATATCTACATAATATTGTAGATTAATATAATACTTATGCTCTTCTGTATCCTCAAAGGTTACATACCAAGCATTTTTCTTTTTGATTCTAGCATTAGTTATAAGAGTTTTATTCAATATTTTATCTATTTCTAATGCTTTTACTTGTATATTATCTATATTGTCATTTGCTGTAACTAAATCTATTTCTAAATCAAATTCCTGCTTATAAAGTCCATCACTTGCATTACCTAATATATAAGAAATATAGACTTCCTCATTAGTAAAATCTAATTGTTTAGCATCTAATACTCCTTCTGTAACATTATAAGAGCTAATTAAGTTATAGATATCTTTTCTTATTTGTTTTAAATCCACCATACATCACCTACTTTCCTAAATTAATCAAATGTTTCTTTAGGATTTCAAGTGCTTCTGGTGAAAAATCTTGTAAAGAACTTCTAAAATACCCTTTTGACTTACCTACAAATTCTGTTTTCTCTGCATAAACTATAGATTTATCTATACCAAAGGTAATAGTAAATTTACTAGCACCTTTAAGTCTAGTAAATGTAGTAGCTCTTTTAGTATTACCTGTTTTTACAGGCGTTCTATTCTGAATAGTTGCTACCCCACTAATTCCAGCTTCTTGCATACCTGAATCTATAGCATTATTTATCTTATTTATAAACTCTAAACAGTTATTTTCTATTTTAATACTCATTACTCTGTCACCTTCAAATCTACTAATTTAATAGCAACTAAAGAATAATCAACCCAATCTATGTTCTTAACTACTTCATATGTTCTATCATTCAATATTAATATGTTCCCTACGTCAAAAATTTCATCTGAATACACTTGATATTGAGCATCTATGTCTATCCCCCATGTAGATTTCATTGATTTTTCTTCTATTGGTTGTATGTCGCACTTGATCGCTACATCTTTCTTATAGCCTTCAATAATTCTTCCCGTATCACTTTTTATTCTACTTTTAATAGTTTTATAGATAACATTATTATAAAAATAAGTAGCTATGTACACTAAAACCACCTCCCTAAATCATAAACATTTTGCCATTGAATACTTACTTTAACTTTTCCATTAGAAGTAATCTGAATATTATTATTCCCTAATCCCAAACTAATTAGTATACCTGTATATGATATAGTTCTATTCTCATCCACTAAACTTTCAATAAATCCTCTATTATTTATCCTTAATTGTTCCCCCTTGTTGAGATTAGTAAAATTGATAGTTGCATTTGTAGTTGTATTTTTTATTGTTACATTTGTAGTATTATCCCATAAGTCGATATATAAAGAAGGTTTCAATATTTTAATCCCACTATTTTTAATTTCAAAAGTTTTAGTAGTTAATATTGTATTTTCCACTACTAGAATTGGACTAAACTTATTCTTAACCATTTTTAATTTTAATGTTATATATCCCTCATCAACATGGGAAAGCCACTCCTCTTCACTTTCAAATTTTGCTTTAGAAAATGTTGCATAATACACATATCCATTGATATAAAACGGTCTATAATCTTTACTGCTACTTAATAGCCAACTAGTAATATCGTATAAATCCTGTTCGGTTATTTCTAAAATACTACCACTATAATTAACTTTATATAATCTAACTAGAACTTCTATAGTATTGCTGTTTTCAACAACTGTATCCTCTATTTTATCTATTTTTAACTTTAGATAACCATTGTCGCTTCCTTTACCGTTAAATACAAAATAATCCATACTTATCACCACATCTTTATAAATGGATTAGGTAAAACTGCCTTAACTTTAGAATCTATGATGCTATTTCTATCTATATCAGTAAAAGTAACACTTCTACTACCTTCTGTAATTGCAGATATATTACTATCCCTATTAATAGAATTAACTATATTAATTTTAACCAATTCTATAGCATAAGAATATTTAGATTGTATTTCTTCATCTGTTGAATCTAATTTATTTAAATATTTTTTTATAGCTGCTATAGCTAATTTTTCATTATCCATTTCTATCATTCCTTTCATTTTTATAAAGATAGGTAGGCAAGGAATAAACCTACCTACCATGATTTACTACTTCTTTATTTTAGCTAATACAACTTTAGATGTATCACTTAAAGCCACTACATAGTGTTTGTCCACTGATACATCAGTCTTTCTAGCTAAAGAAACCCTATCTACTTCTAAATTTGTATCTCTTTTTAAATAAATAGTAATTGCAGAAGCTTCGTCTTCAGTTTCCTCATCTTGTGTTAATTTAACAATTGGATTGAAGTATACTGAAGTGCTATTCTTTGTTACATATTCTCCTGCCACTGCATTAGGCAAAGAAGGCTTTACGTCCGCAATTGCTATTTGTGAAGCTGTTGCAGTCCCACTAGCAATTATCTCTAATGCTCCGCTTGCTCCTGATTCAGATGGAGAATACCATGTTGTAAATAGTTCAACTTTCTTTGATGGAACAATTCTTGTATTTGCTATCTTACCAATTTCCCCAGTCATAATAACATTTGCTGGATATTTATCAGCTGAAATAAAATTAGCATCCTTTCTTAATGTAGTAACTTGATTTGGATGAACAAACATTACTTTTTCGGTGTTTATTTCTTCATTAAATTTATCTATTGCATCAACTACTGTATTATAAGAAATAACACTGGTTGGAGATTCAAAGAAAACTTGAGCATCATATAAAGCGTCCATTGCATCGCTATCTATTTTACCTGCGACTGATTTTGCTAGTTGATTATTCGCTTGACCTACAGGATCACCAAAGCCACTTAGAACAGATTCGTCTGTGATTTCCACAGCTTTCATAACCTTTTTAACTACAACTTGAGTGGAAGAAGTAGTTAATTTTACTGTTTCTGCTGAAGCTCCTTCTGCAATATCTACCGCATTTCCGATATATTCATACCTTGGAATAGTAATAGTATTACCTGGTTGTCCTACCAAAGTGTCATCTATTTTTGCGAATGGTGATACCACTATTTTATTAGGTATTTTGGCTGATACCATATCCCCCATTACCTCTGGATTTATTAAATCGTTTAATTGTGTTGTTAAATTACTCATTATTACATCTCTCCTTCATTATTTAAATTTTTGTATAATTCTTGATTTTCTTTATAAAGATTCACTCTTTCTTTGTAGTTCATTTTCTTAAATTGTTCTTTTGTAATTATATTTGAATTTTCTTGTGTAGGTGGTACATAACTATTGTCACTAAACTTAGCCTTTACACCACTTTGAACACAAGCGTTGATAATACCACCGATTTTATCTATATTAGCAGTAGTAATATCATCATCATTTGCTAATACAAAATCAATTAGGTCTGTACTTAATCCCTTCTCCCCTAACACTTTTGTATATTTACTAGATAATTCAGCTCTACTCTTTTCTTTTTGCATATTATCTAATTGTTGTTGTAACTCCTCTAACTTTAATTGTTCTGGAGTTTTACCTTCGTTACTACGTTCTTTAATAGCATTTTCTAAAAGGGTAGGAAACTTCTCATTCATAAACTTTTTATCATGATTTTCTACAGCCTTAGAAATTCTACTATCTACTTCACTTGTGTAATATCCCTTAATTTCTTTATTATTAGCTAATAATTGTTTAAAATCTTCACTAGATATATTGTTTATATCATTTAAAGATTTTGCAAAACCTTTAATATCTTCATTTTCTTTTAAAGCTTCGAGTACGTTATCTTCGTCCCCTAAACCTTCAATTAATTTTAATAATTCTGTCTTATTCACTTAAATATCATTCCTTTCATTCCCTTAGAGTCCAATGCCCCTAAAGTAATATTTATTTTTAGTAGTTTATAATCATTTCGGACATATAAAAAAGACTTAGAAATTAATCTAAATCTTTATCATTCTTCCAATCTTCATATGTTATATAGTCTATATTTTCTCTAGTATTATTATCAAGCCTTGTAGTAGGTCTATAATCCTTATTTGGTAAACTAATCAATGTGGAACGGCAAAAAGGATGCAAAGGACATTCTGGTTTATTAGGATCATCATATTTAAATACTTGTCCATCTAAACTAGCACATTCCTCTGAAGTTTTATCATCAAGTGTAGCACTAAATAGTTGAGATTCTATACCATTACCTTGACACCATAGGTCATTACTCTGCTCTAATACTCTTGCTGTTTCAGTATTCACTAATCTTTTACTACAATAAGCATCAACATTAAACCTATCTTTAATTACTTTAGCTATTGCATTTACACTAGTATCACCATTAATAAAACTTCCTAATTCATTTTTAAGTATTTTTAATACATTATTTTTATTCGTCCAAATTCTATTACTCCATAATTCATCTTTAATTTTAGTATTTACTATATCCGACATAGCTTTTCTACTTACTTTCTCCAAGTCAAAATCCATCCCTAAACCTAGTAAATAAGAATTTGAATAATATTTATTTATTCCTACATTAGTCAATATACCTTTAACCACATCAATTTCATTTGTATATTCTCCTTTTAGCAAGCTATTTACCAATGAAGCTAACTCTTTATTTACTTTGGCTTTTTCTCCATTATTTAGGGATAAAACCTCATTTGAAACAGTATAATTAAGCATAATATCTGCTACTTTATTTAAGATTTTATCTCTGCTATCCTTCTGTAAATTAAATAATTTATTTACATCTTTATCAGCTAAATTAAATAAGCTTTTATTAATCTTAATTGCAGTATTTATGAAAAATTGTTGGTCATTAGTTGGCTTCATCAGTACCACCTACTTTATCTAAATCAGGCATATCTTCTGTTTGAGCTTTAGTTATCTCCTTTTGCTCTGCTAACATCTTTTCAAACTCCTTACGACCATTTTGGATGAAGCTTAATTGATTCAATCCAGTTTCAATACTTAATTTACCACTTAATTGACTTATTGCATTTGCTATAGCTGTATCATCCTGTGGAACACTCATTGTCATAGAAATTTTAATATCTCTATAATCATAATTCTTATTTTCTGCTATATTTAAATAAGTAAATAATAGCTTAAGTCTGTTTGATATTGCATCTTTTAGTGCTTTTTGCTCAGTACCTATCCTATTTCTAAGATTGATAACCCTACTTAATATAGCCACTGAACTAGTATTGCTTTGCATTGCTTCATTCATATTCACACTCTGGGATATTTGATAAATTTTATCTTCTAATGTATCAGCTAAATTTTTAATGAAATCACTTGGAATGTTCTTTATTAAAAACTCTGCTTTACCATCGCTACTAGGAATCTGTATAATACCTTTACCTCTTATCTCTTTTGCTATCTCATCATCTAATTCTAATCCAGTCAATAGTAAATAAGCATCTCTTAAATCCGAACTATTATTTATCCAATCGGACAATACTGATTCATAACCATCACATAAATTTGATATATCATTATATAAAGTTTCATTTATTCCATTACCTAACCTAGCAATAGAAACTGGAACACACCCAAAATATAATGGTGTTGGTGATTCTATTTCACTAAAATTATCATCAAAGTGGTATATAGCTTCATTGCAATAACAATCACAATAAATTTTATTAGTATCATCAAGCTCCTTTGCATAAAAATAAAGAAACATCTCTACTTCCTCTTCTGTATTGCATAAAGGAATTCCATTTAATGGAGTTACTGTTCTAAATCTTAATTCATCTTTATATACATATGCTAATTCATACGCTTCTCCAAAAATAAGCATATTTTTATATAATTCACTATCCAAGGAACCCTTTTGAATTGCTACATTATATTCAATATCCTTTATGCATTCTGCATTATCTGTAGCACTTGTATATGTAATAGCATTATTAAGCCCATAGCTAATATGTTCTGTAATAAACTTGCGAATATATGGTACATGAACTACTTTGTTACTTCTATCTGTTTTTGTATAAGTTCTATCTATGTCACTTTTCCCGATATAATAGTCATACATCTTTCTAAAAGTTGATTGAGATGTACTATATCTCTGTTTTAATTTTTGTGCTATATTTAAATCAAAATTCATTTTCTAACCTCTCTTTCTACATAAAAATAGATTGCTATAAACCTAGCAATCTTCTATCAAATAATGTTATTTTATTCTGTTTAGTTCCTACCTCTGTAGTAATTCCATATCTAAGAGCATCAAGTCCGTGATTGTATTTATCTATAGGAACGTTTATATATTCATTTGTAGCCTTATTCTTTTTCCATGTGTAGTTCTTTAATTCCTCAATAATGTAAATGCACTTTGGATGTATTATAATTTCATATTGTTGTAATAACTGAATCCCATTAATAATACTATCCTTACCTTTCACAGCTCCTTTAACCCTATCAAGTCCATTTCTCTTAAGTTCTTCTATACTTTTTGGTTCAGCACTATCACAAATAATAATTTCTTTTCTAAATCCCATTTCTATAATTCTTTTAGCAATTTCATCATTTAATAGTCCTTTTTCTTGAAACTCATCAAAAATCCACAGTCTTTTATTAGTTTTATCTATTATAGAACATACAAAAGCAGTAGGATCATTTGTATAACCAAAATCCAATGAAAATATAGCTTTACTATCCTTAATTTCTTTTAATACCTCTATGTAATCAAATGTTTCAACCTTCCAATTTGTATAAATTAACTTATCTAAAGTAGCAAATTGCCCTAATGCATATATAGAAAAATATACTGGATTAGTCTTTTTATATTGTAATAAGTTATTTATATATTCTTGTGGTAGAAATCTATTGTCTTTATATGTAGTATGTAAAACTATTGTATCTTCTTTGTTATGCCCTTCTTTAAACCATCTCTTGTATACCCAATTATCTTTAGAAACTGGATTAAATGATACAAATACTTGATTATATGGATTAGGACTTCTTAGTCGCAAGCAAAGTTGATCAAAATCCAAAACATCTAATTCACTTGCTTCCTCTACCCAAATATCATCTATGTTTGCTATAGACTTTATTTTTTCTGGGTCATCCATTCCTTTCATAATAAAAGAGCTACCGTTAGGTAACTCTATAGTCAAATCAGTTTTATTAACTTTGCATTGGTCGTATAATTTCCAATTGGACAAGGTAGATTTAAATAAAGCGAATACAGAATCTTTAATTGTATTATTGAACTTTCTTATTATCAAACATTTTCTATTAGGGTACTTAAGATATTTATATAGGAGCTTTTGTGTAACAAAAACTGATTTTCCTGAACCTGCACCACCATAGTACACTTCAAATCTTTTGTCATATGTCTTTAAATAAGGAAGATAAACCTCATTAAAGATTTTTTTACTTATTTTTAATTTTGTATTGGCTATTATTATCATCTCCTTTCCCTTGTAAATAAGCCTTTTTATCATAAAAAAATATTTTGCTAGACTATCAGCCAGAATTTTCGACAGTATTTAGAAGTATACCCCATCTAATTCAAGATACCAAAAAGAGACTATACATCAATGCACAGCCTTAAATATTTCCCTATTTTTATTTAGATAAATCAGTATATCAGCAATGACTTCGCTAAATTATTAATTTCACGAAGTAATTACCCATATGTAAAAGTATAAGCATATACATACCTTGCAATATCATACTAAACTACTCAGATATTTCGTTTTGGCTTAAATCAGTAACACTAATACTAAACTTTTAAGCACTTTTTCTTTAAAACAAGTTTTTGAAACGAAGTATTAGAAATATCTATAGATAATCTCCTAAATTATTTCCCATAAAACTTTTCTTTTATCTAATCCTCTAGCTCTACAGTTATAGTCTTATTCTCTACTACAGTTTCAGTCTTATCTTTCCAATCATAATTCTTTAATGCAAAGATATAACCAACTGGACTTTTAGTACATTTAGGGTCTAAAAGTTTCCTTTCCGCATAATTTTCACATACTTCCTTTGCCCTTTTTATCGTGTTAGATAATTGGACTTTGACATCATAATCTAAAGATTTAAGTATATCCAAATCATCTACACACCTCTCATAATCACACAATACATTACGACTTGTTCCTAAAGACAAAGCTAAACCTGTAATTGTATATGGTTCTCCATTATCATCACACTCTTTAAAATACTCATCTATTCTACTTTTTACTTCATCAGCATCTTTAAACTTAACTGCATATCCAACTCTATTATATTTACTCATATAATCACCACCTTCCATTTTTACATAACAAAAAAGAACCCCATTGCTAGAGTTCTTTAATTATATTTATGTTATTTGTAATTTATAGAATTTTAAAATTTCTATAGTCATTTATCACCCATGTTTTTCCTTCTTTTAACAGTTGCCCATTTAATACAACTTCTTGATCTTGTTTGTGTGCTTCACAAGCATTTTTATAATCCGTAGCTCGTAATGGCACTTTCACATTCTTACTCTTTCCTTCAACTTCTGTTTGCACGACAATATATCTTTCTATTGTATTTCCTCTAGAATCATTTTTATTATTTAATCTAACAATCCTACCTTTTAATTTATACTCAATAGTTTTTGTCTCTTTATATTTTTCTAATAACGTCTTAACTTTATAAAAATCATTACTTTCTAAAATAACTTTTTCTATAATATTTTCTGGTTTAGGTAATACTTCAGACCATGTTACTTTCGATTCAATTTTAATATCATAATTTTCTAAATTAAGATTTAATAATGCATCACACATATTAGCATTTAATCCTTTTTGGTATCCATTTTCAGATAATGTGTCTAAATTATTTTCTTTAACATCACGTATTCCATTTTGTATTCTTCTAATTACCCTTCTTTCTTCTGATATACTTTCAATTACACCTTTATCATTAATATAAAGTTGCTCTTCAATGTCATTTTCTATCTCAATATTAAAAATATAACTACCAAAAGCACTTTGACCTAATTTATATCTAGATAATTTTTCGTGGGATTCTTTATTAGTTTTGAAAAAATATGGCTGAGGACATTCTTCATTAAAAATGGCTGATAAAATTAATTTTTTTAATCCTTCAACTATATTAGAACCATATTCTAATGGTATCTTACCTTCTTTTGATAATTGACTAACAATTCTAAAACTTATAATATCATTATTTTTAGCAGTTTCTATTTCTTTATTTAAAACTAACAATTGTCTATCACTATACCTTAGAATCTCACTCACTATTTTTTGTGTAGCAACTTCCTTTAACTCTGACAGCATTTCCACAGTATTTTCTATTCTTATTTGTGCATCTTTGTAATCATCTCTAGAAGGTATTATTAAACAAAATTCTTCATCATCAATTATTTTTTTAAAAAGTTCAATCTTTTTATTTGGAAAATTGAAATCTTTTTTCCATAAATCTTGCAATAAGTATTTTTTAAGGGCTTCTATAGTAATGTTATTTAATTGATTTAACATTATACCAATTCCCCCTTTTTAACTTTATCCATCAACTCTTTCAATGAATCTTCATTAAATATCTGTTTTATTGGTATTCTAATAGTTATTTTTTCTTTATTAGAAGTCTGTTGACTTCCTGATAAATAGCACCACCAAGCACAATCTTTGAACACAGTACCATTTTCAGTAACTTTTATCCACTCTTTTTTATCCTTTGGTAATTTATATAATATTAGTATTCTTGGAGTACATACTTCTATGTCTACTAAATCATTATAATTCTTAGATTCTAAGTTATATTTGACATTATTTTTTTCAATAAATACATTTACAGATGCTTTTAATTGAAAATCTAACCTACATCCGCTAGCCATTCTTCTATTTCCTCTTATTCTGATACCTGAGAAGGTTCCATCTATTCCATAATCAAACTTAGGTTCCTCAAAATTATATCCTGCGTAATGTGCAAGTGCTTGTACATATCCTTTACTTATCCCTTCCTTTATGTGTTCTTCAGTAAGATTATTCTCTATATCTTCTACAATTCCTTTTTTAATTGCCCCCATTCTCATCACTCCTAATATATACAATTATACAAAAGTAGGGAAATTCCTTCTTATAATTCCAAATACTTGCAAAATAGACTAAGATATATTGTATCGTTAGAGGTATTCATGTCATTATTTATAAATCAAAAAGAGCCTTATTTCTAAGACTCTCCTTAATATATTGTTTATCCAATCATTTAATTATCATTCTCAATTAAAAAAATATAAATGTTACTTTTCATTTTTCCACTCATAATATTTTAATTGTCTCCTTAAACATCTAATATGTATATCTCTTAAATTATTTTGTATTTCTAACATCCTTATTTTAAATTCCATATCTTCTTTTTCCTTCTTTAACTTGTATTCTAC